TCACTTACCCTGACCGCCGACAACAGGGACAATTTGCACCTTGCGGTCATAACGCGCAGTCTGAGTGATCGTTTTGTGTCCAGATATTTGTTGTTTCTCTTGGAGGGTTCCTTCAAGATCAGAAACACCTTTTGCCTTCAAGTCGTGAAACGTAAAGTCAAAACTCAGGTGTGGAAATTTTTGCCGCGCCACCTCTCTTGCTACCTCCCACCTGCTGTTAAATCCATCCCTCGTATATTTCTGCCCATCTGCTTTATGCAGTACATAGATCGAAGACATGCTGGGTTTTAATGGCAAATCTTTTGCCATCGTGATTACGGCTCTCAACCTATTAGACCAGGCTTTGATTTGTTTCTTTCCTGTCTTGCCTTGAGCGATGAACATGCCAGCATCAAGTAGCTCGGATTTTTTTAGAGCCAGAACATCTTTTTGTCTGGCGAGGCACAAATACGCTATTTCCATTGCTACCTTCACCAATAAAGGGCTAACACTGTAAAGTGCGTTATATTCTTCGTCGGTAATATAGCGGTCGCGTGCTTCCTCCTTAAACTGACGAACTCCCTTGCATGGGTTTAACTTCACTTTTCCTCGCTCGTAAGCCCAGCTATACAGACGGGATAAAAACGCTTTTTCCCGGTTGGCCTGTGTTTGACTGGCAACCCCGCGTTTATCCATATATTTTCGAATATGCTGCGGTTTAATACAATCTGGATCCATATTCCCAAATACAGGCATTAACTTATTTGAGTATTTTCTATAATCCTTCCTGGTATCGAGGCTTAATTTTGTGAAATCAGCTGATTCGAAAAATTCTTCAGCCAGCGCATGCAGATTTGATGCTGCCTCTTTTTTTGCCTTTTCAGCTTCGAATTTTGCCCAGACAAGTGAAATAGGCGAGTTGAGAGGGCAGAGTGAAATTGAGCCGCCACCTGCTGGGTGGTATTCAAATTTTGACTTCCCCCGGTATACTCGAGGAGGAAAGATATTGTCATTGGGACTTTTACGTTTTCCGACCATATTACATAGCTTCAAAGTTTGGCTCTGTACGGGATGCATCAGCAGACTGTAGGTTGAGCAAGCTTAGGGGATGGTTAACGTGATACCAGGTTGTTGATGGGTGACCACTACGACCCGGCATGAACCAAATTCCGGCAGATGCCAGCCACTGACGCTGCTTTTTAGGCTGCTTGTATCCAGTAAGAGATCTAAGAGCCTCAGGTGAGAGAACATCGTTCCCCTGAGTATGCTCATTAACTAAATTAACCATGTGATTTCTCCATAAAACCCGGCTGCACCCGGGCGTAATGAATAACTACTATTCGCTAGTGATTGACGGGATCAGGCGTTGCCAGATAGCCGAGACATATTTCGCCTGGTGGCGAGCGTCAGCCAGAGCGTTATGCGCCACCCCATCAAACGGCATATCGCGCTTCGGGTCGATATTGATTTCACGACCCAGCATTACGATGGTCCGCACATCACTATCATTCCAGAGCTGCCACGGGCATATATGGCCTGCGCGCTCGTAAGCGCCGCGAATGATGACGTTATCGAAATTGGCGCCGTTACCCCACACCTTGAGATAGCGGGGGTTGTCAGAGTTACGACTGATAAAATAACTGAGAGCAGAAAGCGCCTCTCCAATATCAAGAACATCATCGGTACAAATCGCGGCACGAGCTTCCGTGCTTTGTTTTAGCCACCAAATGATGGTGTCGCCGTCTGGTTTTGCTCCTTGCTCCATGGAGCTGGCGAGGTTTACTGGAGAGTAAAATTCACCACCAATCGCACCAGTGCGTGGGTCAAAGAACACAGCGCCGATCGCTACAATTGGTGCACTTGGCTTGTTGCCCATAGTTTCTAAATCAATCATTAAATGGTTCATGTATGGCCTTATTTTTAAAATAATTTATCTATTTAGCTCTTTAATAACCCACTACGCACTTTGTGGGTCTTATTTGGTATTTTGTGAATGAAATTCCACTTATTTAGGTTATTTATGAGCTATGACTGTCATCTTTCAGCTTAGCCATCTCGCTCGTGGACATTTGTTTAAGCGTGAGATACGGCCTCCGTCAGTTCATTAAAGCGATTCAGGAACATGCCGTAAGCCATGCCCGGTTTAAGTGGGGTGATATTGATCATGTCCGATGTCGGGATGCCATCCAGTACCGGCCAGAATGAACCGTCATCCAGCTCGAGATCCCGCCGCTCGGTTGCCAGCATGACCAGATCTGCGTACTTCACTGGCTTGCTCATCTCTGCCGGCAGGTCGAATTTATGACGAATGACAATGTCGATACGTTCTTCCATGCGTTGATAGTCAGGCAGCAGGCGTTTGAGCGGGGCAGGTATGTCCTGGCAGTATGCCTCTGCGGCATCGTGCATCAGCGCTTCAAAGGCAAACTCAGCCGGAACGATGAGGCTGCATAGTACGGCGTGCTGGGCCACGCTGTAGAACTCAGGGACGTGCCCAGCAAAGCGGCAGATATTGGACAATGCGACAGCAATATCTTCGATGTTGATATGGTCGGTGTGGATATTGGTGTAATCAAAATGCTGGCCGGTAAAAGTTCTGATAAAAGGCATATTTTCTCCATATATTCGCAGCTGCACCTGCGGCTGATTTTGGTTGCACGAATCCCTCGCCGGGTGGCGATAATTAACGGAATTACGCTTCACTAATTGCCCCGACATGCAGGGCAATTAAGGCAGAGCAATTACGCTTTAAAGTTACCGATATAGGTGTCCACTGGTTTCTCGTTGAACTTGCCGATCAGCAGGTCACGGAATTCATTAGCGATAGCTTCTTCCTGGGCTTCCAGTTGGACGATACGCAGCACGAAACATGGCTCGCTGCTTTTCAGCAGGCTATTACGCATGCTGAAGGCACGTTCACCCAGGCCTTCATACGGGACACATTTGAACTCAAAGGCCACTGGCATAACGTCTTTACTGGTGGCTTCAATGCTTTCCATCAGGGACTTTTTACCGCTGAAATCACCGTCTTCGTGGTCAGCCTGGGTTGCCTGCTGAATGGTAATGCGGCGTACCGCTTGCGCAGCCTGTGCAATAGACATGACATTACCGTCAGCATCGAACGCAGTCAGGTAGTCACTCCAGTCTTCCAGCCATTCAGCGATTTGCTTCTGATTCAGGCGGTCGCCATTGATCGCCAGCAGTGCACGGAACGGAGCTGTTTGTTTCAGCTTGATGGTTGAAACGTTATCGGCGTGGCCTGGATTGTCGAGTGTGCCGATATTGAAGACAGAGCGGGCACTCATGTTTTGCGCATCAATAAAGCAGCGTGCCGGTTCTTCAGCACTGGCGTAACCAACAGAGTAACGAACAAAGTCATCGATGCTGGTCGTATCCATGGCGCCACGGAAGCGGAAGCGTGCCAGGCCAAAGCGCTCCAGGCTTTCTACGCTTACGTCTTTTGGCAGCATGGCAGTAGGGCAGGCAAGACCACCAATATCACCAAGATGATAACCAGAAAGGACCAGGTCTTTTACTTGCTGGATAGCGCTGCCGTCTAATTGAGACATACAAAATTCCTTATAAATAAATTGGTAGAAGTAATCACAGTGAATTAATCAGTCGCGGTTCACTGAGCCGCTTTAAGCTTTCCGTCAGTGGCGCCGTTGATCCCGAAGAGTTGCCCCTGATCTTCCTGCAAGATGGTGAGCTTGCCGCCACGGTTAACCCACATAGGGGTTTCGGTAGTGTCTTCTTCCGTCGCCTTGCCGCGTGGAGTAGGGGTGGTGTACTGCAATTTGTGCTTGATCTTGACGCGCTTCTCTTCGACAGAGTTACCCATACGTTCAATATCAAAAGTCAGAACCACTTTGCCTTTTCCGCCGTTATTCAGCGTGCCGAGTGCAGTGGTATTGAGTGAGGCGGCGATCTTATTCATGAAGACGCCAGCATCCAGTTCGCCCAGGAAATCGGGCACTACGGTCATGCGATCATTACTCATAGCATTTCCTCTCGGTTTAGCGGCTGCCGCCGCCGTAAGTTTCTCCATACACAACAGGGAAGGGCATCTGCGCCCGCCGCAACGCCCGAGTGGGTTGGGTTATGAGCCCGTCGCCCGGTGATGCCCTTCTCTGTTGTATAAAAAGGGCGGTACCGCGGGAGAACATTATCTTCGTCCTCCAGAAGGTTGAAGACCCGGGTACCGCCAAGACTACACACAGCAATTCGTTGTGATGGGGCTGTCACTTAGGCGTATGGTCAACCTGACAACCCGGTGCCATTAACACAGATGAAGGAGAGCACCTGGCCATACTTACCGCCGCGCCGTTTCGCGGATTACCACAACGAAGAGAGCACTGCCGGTGTCCGAATTGAACGGACCTTTTCCCTGCCCAACCCACCCATCTAAATGGGTCTGTCTGGAATTGAACCAGCACTAATGCCTTGCTCGTCAATGCTCTCATCGTTGTGTGCCGAGATGTTTAACCACTCCCGGCACGTGGTTTTTTGCCCAAAGCTGCTGGGCGCTAAGTGGTAGAGTGAATTTGCAATTTATAACCAACCACTTAGGAAATTTAATGGAATCTCAAACCACCCAATTCAGTCCTGAAATAAAACTTGCCGGAATGGAAGCGCTTATTTCGCTTATTCTTTCCACTATGAGCGTGGAGCAGCGCGTTGGGCTGTCAGTCCATGGACTTGAGTTAATTAAGTTGATGAAAAATCAACCACCATCTTTACGCGAACGCGGGCAAGAGATTTGTGAGTACATTTCTGAAATTCTTGATACTTCAGTAGATCTTTCATAGCAAAATGACTCAAAGAGGCGGCGAGCCTTTTAAATCCACATTCACTATCACTAGATGCATTAATTTGATGTAACTCGATGAATGCGTCTTTGATATTCCGAGCCAGAGGTTTCGCTGGCTCGCTTTCAATTTCAGTACCCATACCCTCCAAAATTGAACACAGCGTGCGTACTGCCACTTTTTGAAAGTCAGATGGTAGATCTGTAAATTCCATACCCCCTCCGTTGAAAGATGCGAATCATCCGGTCATTCATATGCCACCGGCGGCTACTTCGTGGGCGTCCTGCCTGTTCGCTGTTGATGGAGTGAAGATAAAATAATATTGCGAATTGCGCAAGTAATAAAATGCGTAATTCGCAATATCACGGGCGAAAAAAAACCGCCAGGATGATGGCGGCTCTTTATAGGAGACTTAATTACCCGTGTCTTTTAACCGATTGCGATTGGCTAATCATTACTTTGCCATACACATAAAAGCGCTCTTCGTTCGATTGGTCTACTGACCATTCTCGATACTTGGGGTTATCAGATATTACCAATATCTTATCAGGAATCATCTGTAACCTTTTTACATAAATTTTATCATCGAAACCAAAAACATAGATACCATCGCCATCGAATTCATTGACCGAAACATCAACAAAAATCAAATCACCAGGCTCAATAGTTTCAGCCATGCTGTCACCGCGAACGTTAATCACCTTAACAGTATCTGGTGTCCTGCCACCAAACAGGGCTAGTGCACGTTCATTGTTGTATTCAATTGATCTGATGACATCAATAACATCACTGCCTTGTATGAAACCCTTGCCTGCGCTTGCACTCACATCAAGCATTTCGACTCTAAACACCGGGTCACCCTCTCCATAAACTGGATTTTTACTACTGGATTTAAATACAGTAGTTTCATTTATAGATGGTGTAAAGAGCTCAGAGACATCAACACCCAAAGCATGTGCATATTTGCTAAGCGATTGTTCAGTAAATGACTTTTGTTTTCCTGTCTCTACTCGAGAGACGTTCGCACCGTCAATACCAACAGCATCGGCAAGGTCTGAAATTTTCATGCCTCTTGCGAGGCGCAATTCTCGAATACGGTTTCCTATGTTCATGCATCCATTACAGGTTGTTTTTGCGTGATATGCAAAGCAACTTGCGCAAGTCGTAAGTACACACTAATATGCGCAATACGCAATTACAGGAGGCATTATGCAATCACCGTTAAGGAATTTGCGAAAATCGCAAGGGTTAACTCTCTCATTTGTCGCTAATTTGGTGGGTATTGATCCTGCCAACCTTAGCCGGATTGAGCGAGGGCAACAAATCGCATCACTTGACGTCACTGAACGGTTGGTCAAGTTTTATTCCGGGAAAATCAACGAACTCCAGATTTTATATCCACAGCGTTATGGAAAGGTTACTGAAGAATGCACTGAAGGAACACCGCTGGAAAAGGAGGCAAGCCGTGGGTAATGAGCCGCAATGGAAAGTAGAAAAGCAACCATTCTGGCTGGTGGCTGCGTTGAAGAAAACAATCACTGAGTTGTCTGGTGGTTATGCCGAGGCTGCTGATTGGTTGGGAGTGACAGAAAACGCACTATTTAACCGCCTGCGTGCTGATGGTGATCAAATCTTCCCGCTGGGTTGGGCGCTAGTGCTGCAGCAGGCTGGTGGCACTAACCACGTAGCTGAAGCTGTTGCGCGCAATTCTGGTGGGGTGTTTGTCCCGCTGGTGGATCTGAATAGCGTGGACAATGCCGATATTAACCAGCGTTTGATGGAGTCGATTGAGTGGATAGGCCGTCACTCGGAGCGCGTGCGCCAGGCCATCGAGGATGGTGTGATTGATTCAGACGAACGCCAGGATCTTGATGAAACCAGCTACCGGGTAATGGCGAAGTGGCAGGAGCACATCACGCTGCTTTATCGCGTTTATTGCCCGCCAGAAAAGAGTGACGCCCGCGAGTATGCAGCTCCGGGCGTCTTGGCGAATAACTCTACGTGTATGGAGAAATAATCGCATGAACATTTTAACGACAAAGTGCCGTTTACCGCAACTACGGATGGCCCCGACTTCTGGGCTTCCATTGTTTCGGTATGAGCGCATGGTACGCGGGAAATGGGTTCCATGTAACCACAGTCGGGCATCTGCAATTGTGGGGGTATTCAACCGGAGGGCTGCGCAATGGTTCAGCAAGTAAATAACACTACGGCCTTTGCGCTGGTACCGACTTTTGTAGCTGGCAACGTAACGATGAGTAGTCGGGAGATTTCCGATCTGGTTGAGTCGCGCCATGCTGATGTGTGCCGAACCATTGAAAGATTGGCAGCAGCAGGGGCAATCCAGGGGTATACGCCAACGCCGTATACCCACCTTCAGAACGGTCGAACCTACAAAGAGTACTTGATTGGCAAGCGCGACAGCTATGTAGTGGTTGCGCAGTTGTCTCCGCAATTTACCGCTCGCTTAGTAGATAGATGGCAGGAACTTGAAAGCAAATCTGCCATCCCTCAGTCACTCCCTGAAGCGCTTCGCCTGGCGGCTGATATGGCCGAGCAGAACGTGCAGCTTGCTAACAAGGTCAAGCAAGACGCTCCGAAGGTCGCATTCGTCAATCACTATGTCGAAGCCGGTGGCAATAAAAGCCTGCGTGAAACAGCGAAGATCCTAAACATGCCTGAGAAGGCGATGATTGATTCACTTCTGCGCGACAAAGTTCTTTTTCGTCAGTCTGGCAACTTGCTGCCCCACGCACTACGCCAGCGCGACGGGTTCTTCACTGTCAAAACTGGGACATCTGATTTTGGTCACGCCTATACCCAGACCCGAGTTACCCCGCGTGGTGTCCAGTGGATCGCTGAACGCTACGCTTCTGAACTGATGGGAGGCTGATATGGAAGAGAATATTCAGACTCTTGACCGCCTGTATAAAGATCATCATGGCGTTGTTGTGAACGTTATTGGATATGACCGTATTGGCCAGCGTGTGATTTATCGCCGTACAGGTTACGAGTGGGAATGTGCTGCGCCGCTAATCATCTTCCGTGCCCGGTTCAGGAGGATAGATAAGTGAGCGTTAAATTATCCGCCTACGTCTGGGATGGTTGCGCGGCTGCCGGCATTAAAGGCAACAAACTGCTGATCATGCTGCGCCTGGCTGACTTCGCCAGCGACGAGGGCATTGCATACCCGAGCGTGGCAACCATTGCGCGACAGCTCGGTGCTGGCCGTAGCACGGTTATATCTCTGATTAGTGAACTAGAGAAGGGCGGCTGGTTGGTGAAGAAGGAACGCCGTCAGGGCCAACGTAATACCAGCAATCTCTACACCCTCAACGTTACCAGGCTACGCCACGCTGCTGCCGGTGCTTATTCTGATAGTCCAATTCCTGAACGTTCAGAAGTTGAACATCCAGAAACTGAACGTCCAGATTTTGAACGTCCGGGAGAGAGTGAAAAAGCGGGTTCTCAGGGTCCAGAAATTGGACACGATCCGTCAGTAAATTCAAAACCAGATCCATCAGATCTAAAACCTGTTGGTCAGTCGCCGCTGGCAACCGACCCGCAGCAGCCCGATTCTCTGAAAATCGATTACCCCGCTGTGCTGGAGGCGTACCACACCACTCTGCCCGAAATGCCCACCGTTCTGGACATGACCGACGACCGCCGCAAGAAACTCCGCAGCCTCTGGAAGAAGTACGATTTTAACCTGGACCGCTGGCAGGCCTACCTGCGCTACATCGCCAAATACTGCCGCTGGATGATGGAAAACCGCCCGGATACCACGACAGGAAAGACCTGGCGCAAGAAGAACTTCGACTACCTCGTCACCGAAAAATGCTACCTAGCGGTGAAAGAGGAACGCGCCAACGACCTGCCGAAAGTGGCCCGCGTGGACATTACCGAACGGGATACTGCGTTTGTCCGCCTGGTAGCCCAGGGTAAGAAACCTGCAGGGCGAGTCGAAGAGCTGGCAAAAGCTGCCGCCGGTAAAGCAGGTCTGGGGCGAATGAACGAAGTGATGGCGCGTGCGTCGTGGAAGTCCATCTGGACGCAGGCAGTAACACAGGCAAGCGAAGAAGACCTTGCGAGGATTGCATCATGAGAGTGCAGATACAAAACCTGATCCTGAATTTCATCAGTGAAAACCCTGGTACCCAGATCTCCGCAGTCGTCAAAGGTCTGCCTGATATTGATCGTTCGTCGGTATCGTCTGCACTGACCCGCCTGACGATGCAGGGAAAACTCACCCGCGTTGAGGGCAATGGTGGTCGCTTTGAATACACCATCACCGCGGGCGAAATTCTCCCGGTCGCTGCCGAACCTCTGCCAGTTGTCGCTGTGGTACCGAACCAGAGAGTCATCAGCCCCGACGAGTGGGAGCGCCGTTTTAGCAAAGCAGAAGAGCTGCTGGTCAAAGGATTATCGCGCCGCGCAAACCAAGCGTTTCTGGAATTACTCGACGTGACATCGGAAACAACGTTACGCGAGAAAATTGTTAGCTGCCGGAGCCGCTGTGGAAGCAAACCTTCTGGCGATAGCTCAACTGTGGCAGGTCACTTTGTGGGTATGGGGTTGATATGACAATTCATGTTGTTAGTTTTTCCGGTGGGCGTACTTCCGCATATTTGGTGCATTTAATGGAGCAACGGCGTGCTGCGGGTGAGAGTGTGCATTACACCTTTATGGACACTGGAGCTGAGCATCCAAAAACTTACGAGTTTATCCGTAATTTAGTGAATTACTGGAATATCCCGCTGGTGTGTTTGAGAGTGGTTATTAACCCAGAGCTTGGTTCGGCGAATAGCTATCGTATCGTTGAAATCAGCGAGATTGGTCCTGACTTGCAGCCCTGGCGAGATATCAGTTCAAAGTACGGAATGCCATATTTTGGTGGTCCGTTATGCACTCGGGCAATGAAGACGGAGGTTTTCAAGCGTTACTGTGTCGATAAGTTTGGCAAGGATGGCTATCACACGTGGCTGGGTATACGTGTGGACGAACCAAAACGTCTGATTGAACGAGCGCGAGTGAACTATCTGGCAGATATCAGTCCATTTGAGAAACAGGATGTTCTGGCATGGTGGAAAGAACAGCCATTCGATCTGCAAATTCCTGAGCACCTGGGGAACTGCGTTTTTTGTATCAAAAAAGGGCTGAACAAAATAGCACTTGCTGCCCGTGATGAACCTGAACTTGCCAGTGACTTCTGGGAAATGATCAACGCTCCTGCGGTGCGCGATGTTGAAGGCCGCCAGTATGACGGCAGTATCATGTACCGGAAACACCACTCGCTTGAAAGTGTCATTGCATTGTTTGCTGAGCACTCCCGTGCAGAAATCGCATCGACCATCAGAGGGGGGGGCGGTTATGAATCAGGCTCCTGCACCGAAAGCTGCGAAGCTTTGACCTGTGATATCGATGAAGAGGGTAACGATCTGCCGGAAGAGACCCAACTCAAGAACATAAGCCCGTATTGCCTGGCACTAAACGATTTGCGGCAGCGTCCCTCGCACAAGCTTAAAGAGGTTGGTGATCAGTGGCGCACACCTGATCTGCTGTTCTGGGGAATCAATGCGATGTTCGGCCCGCTGGTGCTGGACCTATTCGCCGACGACAGTAACGCCAAATGCCCCACCTGGTACACGGCAGAAGATAACTCGCTGACACAGGACTGGTCAGAACGACTGGCGGATCTCGGCGGCGCTGCGTTTGCCAACCCACCATACAGTCGCTCGTCGTATCACGAAAAGCAGGCGATCACCGGCATGACCCACATCATTAACCATGCGCTGGCAATGCGGGAGAAGGGCGGGCGTTACGTGTTCCTCATCAAAGCAGCAACCAGCGAAACCTGGTGGCCTGACAGTGCCGATCACATTGCTTTCATTCGTGGGCGCATTGGATTTGACCTGCCGTCTTGGTTCATACCTGCTGACGATAAGCAGCAGCCAAGCGGCGCATTCTTTGCGGGTGCCATTGCTGTGTTCGATAAGACATGGCGTGGTGAGCGTTTCAGCTATATCCAGCGTACCGATCTGGAAGCGAAAGGTAGCGCATTTATGGCATTGGTGCAGTTTGCCGCTGGACGTATTCAGCCGGCAGCGGTGGAGGCTGCTCCGGAATCGAAGCCTGTCACGGTTATCGCAGAGCAACAGCCAGAAGAAGAACGAATCTATCCACTGGAAGTGAATCTGCTGATCGGTGATTTACCCGAGCTGGGTAAACTCCAGAGTGCTAAACAGCAGCAAGTCAAAGGCCATATCTATAGCCGGTGGCTCGAGCGTGCCAGCCGCGAGGAAATCATTGGTGAGGTCAGGGCGCTTATCGTTGGAATAGCAGCATGAGGGCAATTCTTACTCCTGAAATTGCTCCGCGTCTCGGCCTGGCATTGTTCCGCCCAGGCTCTGATGTAATGGCTCTGTTCCATCAGGGACGCGTGCTGATTGAGAGTGTTCCTGAGCATTTACAGCACCTGCCGTCCGGTATTGTACCGGCGGCATTACAACCGCTATCTGGTGATAAGGCTCTGTTGGCCTTTTTCACCAATGCGCGAGTGATTCAGGCTGCTGGTGGCCTTTCGACCCTTAACACATCCCTCCTCAGGGAGAATGGTTGTCAGTATCCGCACGGTGATTACCACCACCCTCAAATGGTCATCATGCCTTATCCACCAGGGTCAATTCGCGTTTGCTGGCACTGCGATAACGAGGTGCGGGAACAGGCGACTGAACTTCTTGCGGATCTAGCCCACCGGAACGTGGTGGAATTCGTGATTGCTTCAGCGCTGCGTAACCTTGGGTTTGATGATACTCATCAGCTGACACTGCCAGAGCTCTGCTGGTGGGCGATACGTTACGACCTGGTTGATTGCCTGCCAGAAGGGATGGCCCGTAAAGCGTTGAGAAAGCCGGAAGAACCGATTCTGTCGGTATACAAAGAGAGTGACATTGTGCCCTCACTTCCGGCCACCAGCATTGTTAAGGAGAAAGTGAAAGCGGTCAGTGCAGTAGTTAGAGCTCACGCAGATACGCTCGAAGAGCCGATTAAACCTGTTCTGAAACTTATCGCTAATCCGGAAAGCCCTGAATCATTCATGCTGCGACCGAAGCGGCGTCGCTGGATAAATCCGGTTTATACGCGATGGGTGAAAACTCAACCCTGCGAATGCTGCCGCCGACCCGCTGACGATCCCCACCATATCATCGGGCATGGTATGGGTGGTACAGCCACAAAAGCCCACGACCTCTTCGTGATCCCTCTGTGCAGAGAGTGTCACGACGAATTGCACGCTGACTTAGCAGCATTCGAACTGAAATATGGAACCCAGCTTGAGCTGGTGTTTCGTTTTCTGGATCGCGTGATGGCAATTGGCGTAATAGTTAAAGCGTAAGTGTATGGAGATGAGCAATGCGTGATATATATGAAGTATTAGACCGTTGGGGCGCTTGGGCTGCTTGTGATAGCAGTGGGGTTGACTGGCAACCTATTGCAGCAGGTTTTAAAGGCCTGCTCCCACACGGTAAGAAATCACGCCCTCAGTGTTGTGACGATGAAGGGATCATGATTGATGGCTGTGTTGCTCGACTGAGGAAGTATAAGCCAGATGAATATGAGCTTGTGATTGCTCACTTTGTTATCGGTATTTCGCTGCGCGCGATAGCGAAAAGGCGGAAGTGTTCGGATGGGACGATTAGAAAGGATTTGCAGACGGCTCTTGGTTTCATTATCGGGGTTATTAGTACAATGAATTGAGGAAAGCCGGCTAAGCCGGCTAAAATTTCAGAAGCTTTTTATATATTTGTTTTTTATTTTTTCATTTATATTTTGGATTTCATGTAATGTTGTACCAACTTTGCTAATTTCATATTTTGCATCGTTTGTACAAGACTGCCGTAGTTCAGCAATAAAACCGGTATCTTTGGTTTTTTTACTATCTAATATTTCTATTCTCTCACAAATAAATTCGACATGCCTGACAGATGAAGTAAAGATATAATAAGAAACACGCTTATCTTTTTCATTGTCTTCTAAAAGTTCGAGCATTTCATTATAAATGAAATCTAATTTATAAAATAACTCATCAATTAATCTGTTGGTTTCTAATTTCTTTAAGTTTTTAGAGTTGTTAGCTCTTGCAAATAAAGCAGTGACAATCCATCCTATGATGGTTAATCCAATACCTACTATTGCTATTATAGTAGCCGGCATGGTCCATAGACTTTGTGGAACAGCTTGATTCATTATCAAATTCTCCTTAGAGCGTCATTGATATATGAAACAACCTCAGCGGTTAAGGAAGGATCTTTGCTTTTGAGATTTTTCTTAAGAGATTCAATCTTGTTACGACTTATGCCTTTTCGGACCAATCCACCAAATGCTTCCTCAAGGAAGGAGGATCCATACCCAAACACACCATCAAAGTCCACGCAGACCAGATCGTTGTCCATTATTGCAGGTATCAAGAATGAGTCGCGGAATTTTTCACCACTATTTTCACCAAGAGATTCATACCTAGGTCCTGGATACTTAGAGAAGTCTTTGATGTATATGGTTTTCATAATGTTCCTCTTTCTGTAGGAAGTGGAATGCTCCACTCAACAATTGTACCGTTGATAGATTTTTTTGCATCCCACAACTTTTCAGGCTCTGATCTCTTATGCTCAGTATATCTATAATTTCCATTGTTGGAAATAATCCGTAACTGAGCATTCTTAAAGTTTTCGATGATAGATTGTAAATCTGTACCACCTTTTCCTCTATAACCTAATTTGGTTCTGGTTCTTTTAACTTGAAGTGATGCTTTTATATGCTCTGAGTCTAACTCAATTGGTTTTCCCATTAATTCTATCAATTTAGATAAAACTTTCTCTCCTTGAGTTAATTTTAAGGTTCTAGGGATGCCAACACCAAGATCACAAATTAGCAGTACCAACTTATTATTCATAATGGCAGCAAAGCACCACCATTTATTTTTATTGGTTTTTTTCTGATTGTCATAGAGATCATCCCTGTATGCATGTTCAACAGAGTTTGACATCGCTTCAATTAAGGGTCGATAAAGATCTGTGTATTCTTCACCCATTTTCGCAGCTACAGTTTCCAGCAACTTACCTGCCATTTCAGAGTCAACTAATTCCCCTCGAATGACCTCCCAACATTTGACGGATGGATTTTCTTTCATTTCTCTACCTTTAACACCGAAGGCAGAATAAATTCCGATTCTGTTTAATACGCTGTCAACAACATGATGTTCACCTTTCTTGGTAGTTTTGAAAGGAGGTCTGGTTACAGTGTATTTCACAAGTGGATAATTACTTCTAAGATTTTCGAGTTTAGCAAGTAAATATAATCCTGCGGCAGCTGAGATATAAATGGTGTTTCTAAAGCAAATGAATAATCCGTGGGATTTAGAATGTTCTTGCTCCGCTCTTCGCTCTATAGTCTCAATGAAATTTAATACGTTCTCATGGTGATTTGGGTTGTAAATATCTAATATTGTCGGCGCAACAATTTTATTTGTAGATGATTTTTTCTTTTTACCATTTCGTTTCGTCTTGCTGCCTTTAATGTTTTTGTTACTAACAATAGAACGCAAAAATTTCTTTTTTATTAATCGTTTTATTGCTTTATTAAACAATTTTTCGATTTTTTTCACGCTTTTCAGTTCCTTATGCTGTAGTCAACGCTATCTTACAAAATTGCTAACGCGTACGCAAAAACTATCGTAATGTGATAAGACATGTCACTAAGACACCGCACTTATTTAAGTCACAAACCTCGCCTTGGCGGGGTTTTGTCGTATTAGGCGGTCGAAAATGAAGTAGCAAAGCGGTGATACCGTAAATACAGATGCTTGATTGATTTCAGGCGCGCGACGACGGCGTTATCTGTGGTCGGGTTCCCACGGCGACGTAGTGAGGGAAAGGAAGTGAAGGCGCATAGCGCTGTGGCATCACTGAGTTTGGATTGGCAACCCGATTAACGCAGCAAACAGCCTAAAAAATTCGACGGTGCGCCGCGACACCTATAGCGGCAAGTTAACAGCGCAAAATGCGCGCTAGCACGCCCAAATATTCATTCATATCTTGCTGTGTGTTTTGTTCAGAGTTACATGTGTGTCATACACAAAAAATGGATAAAGACATGCTAAATCAGAAAGATATGACGGAAACAGCAAAGGCTGTTTTCAATGAGTTAAGCGAGAAGCCAGCTACGGCTGGGGAAATTGCCCAGAATACACACCTGACGCGCGAACGCTGCCAGTTAATACTGACGCAGTTGGTGATGGCGGGTTTATCAGATTACCAGTTTGGATGTTACAAGCGCCTCCAGTAACAGGAGGCTTCTGCTGTGAAATGGGCGGCTGGTGGGTGTTATAGTACTCACCAGCCATTCGCTCATGTCTAGAGGTCACAAGCGAACCCTGGCCCACAGCTTTAGCGCTAAAGCAATTTGAGCCTAACAAACGGACGCTTAAAGGTCTATGGCTTTTACTGTAAATAAATCCAGTATTACGCTGGTGAATGCCGACTCACTCGAGTACATCAAAATCCTTCCTGATAACAGCATCGATCTTATATGTACCGATCCGCCTTACTTTAAGGTGAAGCCTCATGGTTGGGATAACCAGTGGCGGGGCGATGAAGACTATCTGCTCTGGCTTGATAGCTACCTAGTTGAGTTCTGCCGCGTACTCAAGCCAGCCGGTTCGTTGTATATGTTTAGCGGTCACCGGCTGGCTGCTGACATTGAACTACTCGTTCGCAACCGCTTTAACATCCTCAACCACATCATCTGGGCAAAACCCAGTGGCCGATGGAATGGGTGTCATAAAGAGGATCTGCGCAGCTATTTCCCGGCGACCGAGCGCGTGCTGTTTGCTGAGCATTACCCTGGCCCTTATCGCGGGAAGAGTGACGGTTACAGCGCGAGTTGCGATGACCTGCGTCGCCATATTATGACGCCGCTTATCGATTATTTTCGCAATGCGCGCGCCGAACTCGGGGTAACGGCTCAACAAATAGCTGAAGTCACGGGCAAGAAAAATATGGTGTCGCATTGGTTCGGTGCCAGCCAGTGGCAGTTGCCCAGCGAAGTAGACTATGCAAAGTTGCAGAAGCTGTTTGATGATATTGCCTGGGAAAGACGGCAACAGTCCGGCCTGGGTATAAACCGTCAGCAACTCAGCGAGAACTACCAGGCATTAAACCGGCATTATCTCGATCTGGCTGACGAGTTTAAACGACTGCGTCGATCGTTCACTGTAAGTGCAGCTGTGCCGTATACGGACGTATGGTGCTATAAGCCGGTGCAATTCTATCCGGGTAAACACCCATGTGAGAAACCTGCCGATATGTTGCGTGACATCATCAATGCCAGCAGCAGGCCAGGTGATGTGGTGGCAGATTTCTTTATGGGGTCTGGTTCAACAATCAAAGCTGCATTGGCACTAGGACGCGGGGCGATTGGTGTTGAACTGGAGTTGAAACGATTTGAACAAACTAGAATGGAAATTTGTACAAAAATGTCTCGTGTAGACATATTTAAATGAGAACATTTAATGCTTTATCTCGGTTAATCAATAAAAAATCATTCAGTTCCATCAAAGCATGTTGGAAGATATTTTTTTAAATGATTAGGGATAATGCAAATGGAAAAAAATTTTTTAGGCTTGGCTGAAGATAAATTTGGCGATTGCATTTCAATGAATTTAACTCAGGTTAGCGGAGTTAAGGTTACATTTTTAGGTGATTTTAACGGCGGTGACGCATCTATAACCTTCGGAAATTCTGGTTTGGTTTCACCTTTCAGCGTGGTGGGTATTCAAGGTGATAATTCCGTTCAGTTGGTCAATAGTGCTGGTCAAGTCGCGTGGACCCTGCATGGTGAAAGGAGCACTCAATCGGAGATGGGTACCGATGGAATCAAATTCTTCCCAGATCTTCCTTTGGCTCAGGAGCAGACGTTACGTCTTGCTCGTCCACGTATGGCCACGGAATATAGTGCTCACTACAAGCTAAGAGTTAATTGCTTGTCAATATAACCAAGGTTTCAATGAGTCCTTTTCTAAGCCCACTTTTGGTGGGCTTTTTTTAGCCCAAAAGGTGGCTGTATGCTTGAAAAAGAACCTGGCCTGCTCGGATGGTTATCAGCTACCGGTGCATGGTTGCTTAGCCACCCCTACGCCAGCTGGGGAAGCCTAACAGCCTTCCTCGCTGCGTTATGGTCTGCCTTGAAAGACGGTAAAGGCTGGTGTGCTTCAACATTCGCTGGAGTGCTGGCAATCGCAATCACTTTAAGTGTGCTGGCCGTCATGCGTAAGACTGGCTTACACGAAGAGTGGATGCCATTGGTTGGCATGCTGGTCGGTTTTATCGGTGCGGATCGTATTCGTGCTGCTGTAGTTGGAGCGTGGGACTCACGCAAAATTCATTTGAAAGGAGATGACAAAAATGGGTGATATTTCCCCGCATTTTAACCGCAGTGAATTTGCATGTAAGTGCGGCTGTGGATTTTCTGCTGTAGATAAGGAGCTTAACGCTGTTCTGGAAGATGTACGAACGCATTTCAATTCCCCGCTTGTGATTGACTGCGCTTGCCGCTGCCCATCACATAACGCAGATGTAGGTGGGGTTGCTGATAGCCAGCACGTATATGGTATGGCAGCTGATATCAAGGTTAATGGTGTTAGCCCTGACGACGTGGCCAGCTATATTGAAAAGGCACACCCAAATGGTGGTGTTGGTCGATATGACACTTTCACGCATGTTGATGTTCGAGGTTACTCTGCCCGTTGGAATGGATAAACCGGCTTTACTGGCCGGTTTTGAGTTTTAACGCTTACTGTCTGGAGTGCGTTTTACAGGTACCCAAGAGCTGTTGGGGTTCTGTGTTGGTGGTGCTTTTGTGTTATCCGCAATGGTGGAAAAGTTGTCCTTTTTACCACCACGGGGACCTTGCTCTTGGTAAATCCCACCATTTTTACCTGTGCTCTGACCTGGTTTTAATGCCATTTTTATATTTCCAATGAGCACCACGAATTGTGGCAATAAAAATATGGTGCTGAAAGTTAATCGTTTCAATAGTCAGTAATAAAATAAGAGATAAAAATACAAATATATAAACATTCTTATTTGTATTTAATTAATGAATTTGATTTAAATTACCCGAGGTAAATAAATGAAGAGATCCATAATCGCATTAATTTGCGTGGTTTCTGCCTGTGTGCTATCTGGCTGCACCAGTGACCAGCTCAAATCGGAACAAAAAGCCGAACGTGAAGCCATGAGCGCTAAACAAACCGCTGATCGCAAGGCAGAGCACGCCGAAGTCGCGTTGGCAACATCTACTGCAACAACGGCAGCAGCCGCTGCAAATCTGGCTGCTAAGAAACAAGAGCAGAAGCAAGCCGATGCAGACCTTCAGCAATTAATCTGCCCTGAATCGGATCCAGCACCGGCTCAATAATCACTACAGGGTGTCATTACGATGGCGCCCGAGAGTGACTATTGTGGAGTGTTATGCGATGAGCCGTAAAGAGCCAACCCCCTGCCCGCAAACCGTGAGGAAGCGAAGCTACTCAGACCTGTACAGGCACCGGCAGGACCACCAGCCCGGTAGCGGTTTGATTTTCCCAAGGTACTCCCGGCGGGGTGGCTGCTCCACGGGGGCGACTGACCGCGGGGAACGGCTAGTTTTTTGCATTTTATTGGCTTCATCATCATGTAGTTAATGTATTGATTTTGCTTGTTATTATATTTTAAGGATGTCGAAATGATTATTTTGTGTTCATCATCATGGATAACGAACTAAAGAATTTCCGCCTCAACATCAACCAGCTTGCGGCTATGACGGATCTGCACCGACAGACCATCGCCAGTAGGTTGTCAAACGTTCCTCTGGCGCCAGGCAGTAATCCGAAATTAAAACTCTATTCGGTTCTCGATCTTCTGGTCGTGCTGCTGAGCCGTACTGCTGACCCGGCACAGATAAAAGTTGATGAAATGTTGCCACCCGATCGCAAAGCGTGGTTTCAGTCTGAGCGCGAGCGGCTCAAGTTCGAGCAGGAGACGTCGCAGCTTATCCCTGCCAGTGAGGTAATGCGGGAATTTTCATCCATGGCAAAGGCCATGGTCCAGGTGCTGGAAACGCTGCCCGATATTCTGGAGCGCGACTGTGGTTTACAACCTTCCGCAGTATCCCGCGTTCAGTCTGTTATCGATGACCTGCGGGATCAGGTAGCGCAGCGGGTCTTTGATGCTGACATAGCTGATGAGGAGGATGATCCACAGGAGGTATAATGCTGAATCAGGCAACGGCCAGCAGGGCGAGGAAAAATATCGCCGGCATTATCCGGGCACCCCGGCGTATGCCGGTTGCTGATGCGGTCGCACAGTTCATGCGTGTGCCCATGGGCGCGGGCAACTCAGTCCCATGGGATCCGCTGGTGGCGCCCTACGTCATCGAGCCGATGAATTGTCTGACCTCCCGAGAATATGACGCGGTGATTTTTATAGGGCCAGCGCGTACGGGTAAAACTATCGGGTTAATTGACGGATGGGTGGTTTACAACATTATCTGTGACCCGGCCGACATGCTGATTATCCAGATGACGGAAGAGAAAGCGCGTGAACACTCGAAGAAACGCCTGGCCCGAACGTTTCGATCAAGTCCCGAGGTGGTTAAGCGACTCAGCCCTAACCGTAACGACAACAACGTATACGACCGGACCTTCCTCGCGGGCAACTACCTGAAAATTGGTTGGCCGTCCGTCAACATCATGTCGTCGTCAGATTATAAGTGCGTGGCGCTGACTGATTATGATCGCTTCCCCGAGAATATTGACGGAGAGGGCGATGCATTTTCTCTGGCTTCAAAGCGTACAACAACTTTTATGTCGTCCGGTATGACGCTGGTGGAGAGCTCTCCCGGACGTGATGTTGTTGATGTCAAATGGCGACGTCGCACGCCGCATGAAGCCCCGCCTGCTACCGGGATCCTTTCACTGTACAACCGTGGTGACCGCCGACGCTGGTACTGGCCATGCCCGCACTGCGATGAATACTTCCAGCCCATTGGCGATACCGTTGCTGGCTATCATGATCTCCATGATCCGGTGCTGGCGAGCGAGGCTGCATATGTCCAGTGTCCGTACTGTGCCGGGAAGATCAACCCGGAGCAAAAGCGTGAGCTCAACGGTCTTGGCGTCTGGTTACGTGATGGCGAGACTATCGATGCGGGTGGCAAGCGTGGTGGAGAGCCGCGACGCTCTCGAATTGCATCATTCTGGATGGAAGGACCCGCAGCGGCCTATCAGACCCTCTCCCAGCTTGTCTATAAACGCCTGACCGCAGAGCAGGATTACGAGGCGACAGGCAGCGAAGAAACCCTGAAAACCGTCATTAATACCGACTGGGGGCAACCCTACCTGCCACGTTCGGCAATGGACCAGCGGCAAAGCGATGAACTGATGGCGCGCGCCGAAGATTATGGCAAGCGCCTGGTACCGCCAGAAGTGCGCTTTATCGTGGCCACCGTGGATGTGCAGGGCGGGAAAAAGCGACGTTTCGTTGTGCAGATGATTGGTTATGGCCAGCACGGTGAGCGCTGGCTGATTGACCGTTACAACATTAAAACGTCGCTGCGATGTGATGCCCATGGCGAGGCGTTGCCCGTAGATCCGGGTGGCTATCCCGAAGACTGGGATCTGCTTATCTCCGATGTTCTTGAGAAAGAGTACGCGCTGGAAACCGATCCAAGCCGCACCTTGCCGGTGTTATGCATGGCGGTGGATAGTGGCGGCGAAGATGGCGTGACGGATAACGCCTACAAGTTCTGGCGCCGCTGCAGGCGTAACGGTGATGGAAAGCGTGTGTATCTCTTTAAGGGCGACAGCTCAACCCGGGCAAAACTCATCACCCGCACCTACCCGGACAACACCAACCGAAGCGACCGCAAAGCGGGTGCGCGCGGCGATGTGCCTCTTTATCTGTTACAGACGGACAAGCTCAAAGACAGCATTCACAACAACCTGAAGCGAGAGACCGCCGGGCCGGGATTCATCCATTTTCCCGACTGGATCGGGGAGTGGTTTTATGACGAGCTGACCTACGAGGTGCGAGCAACCGACGGCAAATGGCGTAAGCCCGGCAACGGCGCGAATGAGGCGCTGGATCTGTTTTGCTACGGTCATGCGCTGGCGGTTCTGCGGGGATATGAGCGAATCAAAGACTGGAGTAAACCGCCATCCTGGGCAATGTCTCAGCATTTATCCGCTGCTCCTGGCGGCCCCGCAAAAACGAAGCCGCCAGAAAAAGCCGGACGGCAGCCGGTGAATCAGGTTTCGAGCGGCCAATTAAAGAAAGGAAAAAGGATGCAGGTGACTAAGTGAACATTGCAGAAGTAAAAGCCATGCGTGACAAGGTGCTTAAGGCCTATACCGACGCTCTTGATGCTGAAAGCATGGGGATGAACGGTCGTAACCTGACGCGCCAGAGCCTGGATTCGCTAAAAACCCAGTACGAATACTGGGATCGCAAATATCGACAGGCTCTCGGAAAAGCGAAGCCTTATTCGCTGGTTAATTTTACGGGGCGCAAATGAACCTGATCACCAAAGCAGTATCCCTTTTTTCTCCGGGCTGGGCCGCACGCAGGTTGCGCGCCGAGATACAGGTTCAGGCGTATGAAGCCGCGAGGCCAACACGGACGCACGCTGCACGACGTGAGAGCCGAAGTGCTAATACCGCCATCTTTGCTGCCGGCGCATCTATCCGCGAGCAGGCGCGATGGCTGGATGAAAACCACGATATAGCCATCGGGATCCTCGACAAGCTGGAAGAGCGGGTTGTTGGTGCGCGCGGGATTCAGATAGAGCCGCAGCCACTGAGTGCTGACGGGAAGGTTCACGAGCAATTCGCCGCGCTAATATCTGCTGCCTGGGAGCGGTGGGCGGAATCACCTGAAGTCACTGGAAGCTTCAGCCTGGCAGAAGCGGAGCGCCTAATGCTGCGTTCTGCTGTCCGGGATGGCGAGGTGTTCACGCAGCTGATCCGCGGCCCGGTGAAAGGCGTCAGTTACAACAGCAATGTGCAGTTTTCTTTTGAAATGCTCGAAGCTGATTTCGTCCCTCTCAATCTAACGGGTGCCAACGAAGGCTTTAACACCATCCAGGGCGTTAATGTAAATGCCTGGGGTCGGGCGCTGTCCTACAACGTTTATAAGTTTCATCCTCAGAGCGGTCTGGGCGCGAGTCAGACCAAAATCATCCCGGCTGAACGCATGCTGCATCTCGCCATGCGAAAGCGCCTGCACCAGGTGCGCGGAATGTCCATTTTTGCGGGAGTTCTGCAGCGTCTTTCCGATGTGAAAGAGTACGAAGATTCGGAGCGTATCGCTGCGCGGATAGCGGCTTCGCTCGGGTTTTTTATTAAGCGTGGTGATGGTTCGGTTTATGCGGATGATGCCAGCGACTGGCAGAAACCCGACAAAGAAAATCGCGATTTTGAAATGTCAGCGGGCATGATTTATGACGGGCTGGCCCCAGGCGAAGAGCTTGAAATGCTGGAGTCAAACCGACCGAACACCAACATGCTTGGGTTTCGAAGCGGTCAGCTACGTGCAGCTGCAGCAGGAACGCGTACGGGTTATTCATCGATTGCTCGTGATTACAACGGCACCTACAGCGCCCAGCGACAAGAGCTGGTGGAAAGCTTCGAGGGGTATGGCGTCCTGCAGGAGTGGTTTGTTTCACGCACAGCCCGCCCTCTGTACCGCGAATGGCTGAAAATGTTCCTGCTCAGCGGCGTTGAAATCCCGTCCGATATTGATCCTGATTCGCTCTACAACGCGACCTATATGGCTCCGGTTATGCCATGGATTGATCCGGTAAAAGAAGGCGACGCCTGGAAAACCCAGATCCGCGGCGGCGCAGCCACCGAGGCCGAGTGGATCAGGGCGCGTGGACTTAGCCCGCGACAGGTTAAATCACAACGTATGCGGGAGATTGATTTCAACCGTGATCACGATCTGGTGTTCGACACCGACCCCGCTAATGACAAAGGAAGCACTCCGAATGAGCAAGCGACAAACAATGCTGGTGGCACCGCAAGCCAGCGGCCAGATCCAGGCGATGAATAATCACTGGTACGAAATCCGGGCGGCGGCCAACAGTTCTCCGGGTGAAATTCACATTTACGATCAGATTGGCGGTTGGGGTATCTCAGCCAGCCGTTTTCTCAGAGAGGTCAGCGAAGCTGGCCTTTTTAATGCCTCGCAGGTGGATATCCGTATTCATTCACCGGGTGGCAGCACCCTGGATGGCTTTGCCATTTTCAACACTTTAAAGCGCTTGTCCGGTTCGGTGAGCGTATACGTCGACGGCATCGCGGCATCCATGGCGTCGGTCATCGCCATGCTGCCCGGTGCGACGGTCCACATCCCATCAAACGCCTTCATTATGATCCATAACCCATGGGGCGGAGCGATGGGGGAGGCGTCAGACCTGCGGGATTATGCAGATCTTCTGGATAAGAACGCCAAAAACATGCTCGACGCGTATGCCGAAAAAACAGGCCTGCCGCGCGAGGAACTGGAGACCATGATGAGCGAGGAAACCTGGATGACGGGTGCCGAAGCTGTTGAAAAGGGTTTCGCCGATGTGTTGCTACCAGAAATGGCGATGGCGGCATGTATCAACGATAACGTGACAAAGGAGTTTTCAAAAATGCCAAAGGCAGCACAAACATGGTTCGCACCACGCGCAACGGGTAGTCAGCAACAACAGCAACCTCAGACGCCGACGACTCCTGCGCAGATTGATATGACTGCACTGGCCCAGCAGATGCAGCAGCAAATGCAGGCGCGCGAGACAGAGCGTCGCACTGCAATATCAGGGGTATTTTCTGCATTTGCTAATCATCCCGGCATTTCAGAACTTCAGGCTGCATGTATTACCGATCAGTTCTGCGACGCTGGCGCTGCGCAGCAAAAGCTGCTGGCGAAGCTTGCAGAGGATACGACGTCCATTTCAGGCAGTTATGCGCATATCCATGCAGGCAACGGCAATATTGTTGGGGATTCTGTCCGTAACGTGATTATGACGCGTGCTGGCTACGGCGAACGCCAGACGGACAACCAGTTCAATGGCATGTCTCTTATGGAGCTGGCTCGTGCATCGCTTTCTCACCGAAATATTGGTGTTGCCAGCCTCGATCGTATGGGCATCGTGGGCATGGCCTTTACCCACAGCAGCAGCGATTTTGCTTATATTCTGATGGATGTGGCGAACAAGTCAGCGCTGGCGGGCTGGGATGATGCCGATGAAACGTTTGATATCTGGACACGCACGGGTGAACTTCCCGACTTTAAGCCAGGGCATCGCGTAGGGATGGAAGCCTTCCCGAGTCTGCGCCAGGTGCGTGCTGGTGCGGAATATAAATATGCCACGCTGAGTGATACTGGCGCATCGATCGCGCTGGCCACTTACGGGGAACTGTTCAGCATCGATCGCCAGGCCATTATTAATGATGACATGAGCTTTATTACCCGCATCCCGCAGTCTATGGGGCGCGCGGCAAAGGCAACGGTCGGGGATCTGGTTTATGCGGTGTTAACCGGGAATCCTGAATTTAACGGGTCGTCACTTTTCAGTGCCGAACGTGACAACCTGGTGGACGGTGAGTTATCTGTCGACACCCTGGCTGATGCCCGCTCACAGATGAAACGTCAGAAATCTGGCACGCGCACGCTCAATATCTCCCCCGCGTTCTTACTGGTGCCAACGCTCCAGGAGGCTTATGCCGATCAGATTATCCACTCGACATCAGTACCGGGTGCGGATGCTAACTCTGGCATTAAAAACCCAGTACTGAACATGGCTACGATTGTTGCGGAGCCGCGCCTTGATGATGCAGACGAAGATGCCTGGTATCTGACTGCTGCCAAAGGGCGAGACACCATTGAGGTGGCTTACCTTGACGGTAACGCCGCGCCAACAGTTGAAAGCACCTCCGGATTCACTGTTGATGGAGTGACCATGAAAGTGCGCATCGATGCGGGTGTGGCACCGATGGATTATCGCGGTCTGCTGAAATCAACGGGCAAATAACCAGCGGGGCTTCGGCCCCCTTTTGTGAGAACAATCATGGCTAAAAACTATTACGAAGACGGCAAGACAATGGACTGGTCCAACAGTACCGGCACGAATTATAAATCGGGCGATCCGGTTCCCGTGGGGGCGGTGACGGGGGTGGCGCACGACGATATTCCTGATGGATCGGACGGCGTCCTGCACATGTGTGGCGTCTGGGTGCTACCGAAAAACGGTGCAGATACATGGGATCGTGGCGAGAAGCTGTACCTAATTCCCGCATCAGGTCTGGTAACAAACGCATCTGATGATGGTGCTGGTGGTGATCCGTACCCGGTTGCGGGTATTGCCTGGGTTTCAATCAATCCTGCCGATACTGAGTGCCGGGTTCGTCTGGAATACTGATATGGATTTTAATTCGCTGATGGCTTCGGCGGATGATGTCCTGATCTCCACCTTCAATATTGAGGGTGGAGTAACCCTCTGGCCGGGTGAGCCACGGGAAGTGCAGATAGAGGCGATTTTTGATAATGATTTCGCCCGAACGGACATACCGGACGGCGGGAAAATTATGGGTAGCGATCCCTCTTTCACCGCGCATGACAGAGACATCATCGGTCTGAAAAAAAACGATGCTTTGTTGATATCGGGCAGCCTCTGGTATGCGAAAGAGCCACAACCGGACGGTACCGGGATCACGCGCGTATTCCTTTCAAAGTATCAAAAATCCTCTTTTGATAGACCCGGGAGTCGCCTGTGAGTGGATTCACTATCGATATTGCTCAGCTGCGCGCGGTGCAGGCAGCGGTTGGGGCAACAGAGTCACAGTTTATTGCTGCTTACCATAAGGCGCTGAAACAAACTACGGCCCGGTTATATAAAGCATCCACCGCGCTGATGATCAACACCGTGGGCGCAAAAGGAAAGCAGATAACGCAACGTCGCGTGCGGGCTTTTGTTTCAAAGGTGTCACGGGATAAGCCGGGTGGTGGCAAAATCTGGTTTGGCCTGAACGACATGCCCGTAAGTACCCTGAAGGGTTCAATGCGTAATCCTCGTAAAGTTAAACGCCGTCGTGACGAAAAAGGTCGTTTTGTAAAATCAAAGGGTGCGCGTGGGGCGACGTTTATCCCTAAGTCCTCATCACTTTCACCATCTTCTTTCCCCAACTCGTTTGTCGCCACCGTGAAGGGCAAGAGGTCGATTTATATTCGCCAGGCAAATGGATTTTTGACAGAGGCGCGGGAGCCAGTTTACGACCCGATGGTTGGTGCTATAGGCGGGGATATTTTTCCGCAAGCCGGCGAGATGTTGCTGGACTATTTTACCAAAGATATTAATGGGCGCGTGGCGGGGAATGTTCATCTGAATAGTAAAGGAAAACGGGCATGAATGGCATTTTCTGGCTGGATGAGTATCAGGATGCTGTATTTGCAGAGCTCAAAAAAATTCCCTGGGCCAAAACGACAGGCATTTATCCGGAATTGCCAGACGGTTTTCCCACTCCGGCAGTCTTCTTTGATGTGTCCGGCTGGGAGCGTTCTGGCAGTGAGATAGGGGGCAATGTCACGCTCGAGCTTACCTGCAATCTTTATATTCTTCGTAGTTTTGTGTCAGCGGGTGGACAGGATGAGGAAGAGCGTGGCGTAACTGAAACACAGGTCCGCAACGCAGCTCTAAAGATGTCCGACTGGATCCATGGTCGTCAGTTCGGTAACGGGAGCGCGCCTGCTGCTCTGGTATCTGCTGAACCCATGGTGTGGGAAAAAGGTGAATCGGCGCCGGAGCATGCCATCTGGGGTGTCACTTTCACCCAGAGGTTGCCTGTGGGTGCCGACCCGTTTGAGGAGCCTGACGCACCTGTGCTGAAAGAGTTCTGGCTGGGGATCTTCCCTGATGTGGGACCAGAACACGCCGACGACTATATCCTCGTTGCAAAATCGGAGGAGAGTTAATGGCTGTTTATCGTGGTTGCCGGCTGTTTATGAACAGCTTCGAAATTGCCGATTCAGTGACGTATTCCCCACCAGAAATATCTATCGAGCGGGCCTGGTTCAAAGCTGGCGGAATGAATGCACCCATCCCCATTGACCGGGGGACGAAGGCGATGACGGCTTCCTATAAGGTTCAGGGGCCGACCGCTGCATCGTTTCTGTTTCTTGGCATTATCCCTGGCGTGACCGCACGTCTGACCGTTCGACGTGCCTATCGTGGGATTGAAGGTGTCGATTATCTGGAAGAAGAAATCGAAGGATTTATCGATACCATCCACGCCGACGAGCATGGAAACGACAATAAAATCGATGTTGGCCATACGATGACGCTATCGGTCAACTACTACAAAATCTCGGCAAACGGGATTATTCCCCTGCTGGAAATTAACCCGATCCTCGGTCTGCGCAAGGTCTGCGGGATAAATGTCCTGGGGATACCTGCCAACTTTATGAGCCTCATCCTATGAATATTGATCCGCTGGCGCTGATAGGCGCGAATATTCGCGAGCAGACGGAAAATTATCTCGATCAGCTCCCACCGCTCATGATGTGGGGCGATTTCATTTTCCAGCTGAGCACGCTGGCTTACAGCAAACTGACGGTTCAGGACTCCTGGAACTGGGTGGCGCAGGGGCGGTTTGGCAAGCGAGAGACGCTCCAGTACACCGGCAAAAAATCGCCGACCATTAAATTCGATTGTGAGCTCTATTCTGAGCTCGTTAACTCCTCTTTGCTGACTCGCGGACTGCAGCGCTACGGATTGCTGCAGGATGTGGCTGTCGACCCTGTAGAGCATCTGCGGCTGCAGGGCGATTTGAAAGCGCCCTGCATGCTCGTTACCGGCGCGGGAAAAGTGATGGGATTTTGGGTCCTCACGGGTCTGGATCAGACGATTGATGAGTTTAAACCGAACAGTCACGCCAAACACCAGACAATCAGTCTGTCCATGCAGTTTTATGGCCCTCGCCTTAACGAAAGTGATGCCGTTCCTGAGTTTGCCTCGCTCGGCTTTACGAGCAAAGAGAGCAAGATGCAGGACGCCCTGAAAAAGATGAACGACTTCCTGGAGGAACACGGTGTCGGCTGACTATACCCTTGCGGACTTATCCCGCCGTGTCTCTCAGATGCTGAGGCGCGGAACCATTCACAGCGTGCAGGCAAAGCCGCCGCGCTGCCGTGTTTCGTTCGGCACCGACCCATTAAGCGGGGAAGAGCATAAAACAGACTGGCTGCTCTGGTTCGCGCATGCAGACAGTGAGCGACAGGACTGGAGTATGCCTGCCGTGGGCGCGCCTGCGCTGGTGCTGAGCGTCGGCGGGGAACCGACCGGCGGGATAGTTTTCTCCGGCCTGCTGACTGACGACCAGACGCCGCCGTCAGACAATCCAAACCAACACGTTACTAAATATAGTGATGGCGCAACGGTGATGTATGACAGCAGCGCACATCAGGCGACAGTAACGCTCCCCGATGGCGGAAAAGTAACGGTCGTAGCCGCGGGTGGCATACTGCTGCAGGGCGATACGACGGTCGACGGCAACTTTACAGTCACTGGTGATTCGAAGGTCGATGGTAATTCTAAGGTCGATGGAAAGTCGGACGTCGACGGCGACATTATCGCGGGTGGTGATATCAAGGACAAAGGCGGCGCGTCTGGCTCGGTGCAGCAAATCCGCGAAACGTTCGACGACCACGACCATCCAGAAAATGGCGACGGTGGAGGCACGACAAGCCCACCAAACCAGAAAATGAACTGACCCGCTCCGGCTGGTTTTTTATTGGGGGAAGTATGCAGGGAATGAGCAGAACGAGCGGAAAACCGCTCTACAGCACAGACCATATTCGGCAATCAGTGACCGATATCCTCAGTACGCCGCTGCTTTCACGCCGGATGCTGCCGGAATACGGGAGCAATCTCCCGAATCTTGTTGATTACACCTCCGACCGTTCAACCGAAATCCGGGTCATTATGGCAACCGCCGTCGCGCTGGCCAGATGGGAACCGCGTATTCGTGTTGATTCAATCAATGCGGTGGAGGTGAGCGCGGGGAAAATATCGGTCACTATTGCGGCGACGGATATTGAATCCGGGCAGGGAATGCTGCTTGAGGATATAGAGATATGAGTGAAGTTATCGACCTGAGCCAGCTTCCGCCACCTGCTGTAATTGAAATGCCGGCATTTAAAGACCTGAAGGCGCAGCGGCTGGCAGAACTACAGGGATTAGATCCGACGTTTAACGCTTTGCTGGAAAGTGACCCGGCGATAAAATTGCTGGAAATTACGTGTTATCGCGAGATGGTGAGCGTTGGCCGGACGAACTCCGGGGTCTGGGCTGTCATGCTGGCGTATGCCAAAGGTGCTGACCTCGACCAGTTGGCCGCGAACTTTGATGTCTACCGTCTGACCATTATGCCAGAGGATGATACAACAATCCCGCCGACGCCGGCTGTGATGGAAGGCGACGATGCTTTTCGTCTGCGTATTCGCCTCAGCTGGTATGCACGCAATACCGCCGGTTCGACGCAGGCCTACGAGTATTTTTCACTGTCAGCTGATGGAACGGTCCTCGATGCAAAAGCCTACGGGCCGAATGATGATAGTTCTGTTTTACCTGGTCACGTTGAGGTTTACATCCTGAGCAGCGACGGCAGTGGTGTTCCCTCACAGGCGCTGCTCGATACAGTAAACGGGGTATTAAGCGGTGATTTTACCCGACCGTTGACGGATTACGTCCTGGTCAAACCGGCAACGCTCAAAGAGTACACCGTTACAGCGACGCTTGTTATTGGTGCAGGGCCGGATGCTACGACGGTTACTCAGGCAGCACAGGAAGCGATGCAGCGTTATGCGGACAGCGTTCATCGCATCGGCGTTCCCATGTCATTAGCCGGTGTTTACCGCGCGCTGAAGCAGCCGGGTGTGACGGACGTCGTGCTGAGCGACCCAACAGCAACGATAGCGGTCGGGAAGGGTGAGGCGAGTTATTGCACCGGAATAAATCTCGGAACGGATCTGCCAGGTATCAAGGAGGCTCCATGACGTTTCAGAGCCTACTCCCACCTAATGCCACTCAGGATGAGCTCGCGCAGGAGATGGTGCATAGCCATGTCGGCGACGTACTTTTCGATGTCCGTGACGTGAAAAACCCGGATACATGCCCGCCCGACATTCTGCCCTGGCTGGCATGGGAGTTCGGCGTCACGTGGTGGGACAACCAGTGGACCGAAGAGCAGAAGCGCAGCAACATCAAAAATGCCGCTGCAGTGAACAAAACACGCGGGACACTGGGAGCGGTTAAACAATCTCTCGCGTCAGTGGGTTACAGCATCAATGTTATCGAATGGTTCAGCGAAACTCCGCAGGCTGACCCTTACACCTTCCGTGTCGAAGTCATCGGCAACAGCATAACGAAAGACACCCTCGACAAAATTTACAGTCAGATCATTGATACAAAAAACTGTCGGAGCTGGCTTTCCTCCATCGATATCGGGCCAAACGACATTGCCGGCGTCTGCTACGTGGGCGGCGCGGTTGTGGCTACGCTAAAGGCAGAAATAGGGACGAGTGAATGAGCGATTTTTATGTGATTTTGACGGATGCCGGACAAGCACTGATGGCTGCAGCGACAGCGGGAGGTGCGCCGGTTGCTCTGTCTCAGTTCGGGGTCGATGACGGAAATGGTGCTGCCATTACGCCAGACCCGGCACAAACGACCCTGGTTAATGAAGTTTACCGGGGTGATATCAGTATCCTTTCAGCGACCGGAAATACGATTAAAGCGCAGCTGGTTATCCCGAAGGACTCCGGGGGGTACACCATCCAGGGATTCGGGTTGTACACCGATGACGGAACATTGTTCAGCATCTGTAATTTCCCGGCACAGGAGAAGCCGCTACCGTCCAGTGGGTACGCAGTGAAAATGGACACGGATTATTACCTGCAGGTCAGTGATACGTCAGTCGTGACGCTCCAGTTCGACGGCGACGATTATCTGACGCGGGAACAGGCCGACACGATTTATCTGCAAATCGGCAATAACCTGTCAGAAATAGCGGCAGCAGGTGCAGCAGCTCAGCAGGCGGCGCGGGATAATATTGATTTGGGTTCAGCAGCAACTCTTGACGCGCAAACATCAAAGGACGATGTAACGCCAGGGCGAGTCTTGGTTAATGGTAGCGCTATTGCTGTGCGGTCATTTCGTGCTTCAGGGGATGCGGGAGGTGATACGACTGACGCAAACAACCTTCCTGCAAACTCAGTAAGTTTTGTTTATTCATCTGCAACCAATTCACCTGATTTTGAAGCGTCAGTGTTGGATTTTGGAGGGCTAGACGGAACTTATAACACACAGTTAGCCGCCAGCTATTCAACACCGGGATTGATAAAATTCCGGGCTAAGAATGGGGATAACGATACATGGAATGTTTGGCACAGTTTTTACACCACAGGTAACAAGCCCACAGCCGCCGATACTGGTGCGCTGCCTGTTGACGGCACAGCAGCAGCCGCAACAAAACTGGCAACTGCCCGAAATATAAACGGCGTGCCATTTGATGGCACAGTGGACATCACCATTTCTGCAAGTGCGGTGGGTTCATATACCAAAGAAGAATCAGACGGGAAATATCAACTTAAAAACGCGTCGGGGAATGCTACCAATGGATGGTTTAAAGATTCATCGACAGGTGTCATAACACAATGGGGGATGACAACATCCGTCTCCGCAAGCCAGCCCATAAATTTTCCCATTGCATTTCCTTCAGTGTGCGTAGGCATTCAAGTCACTGCATTTACAAATGGTGTGGCGGGAACGATGGAGACAGGTTGCTCAGCATATTCAAACACCGCGGCGACATTGACTGCAAACCAGCCATTCAGCTTATTTTGGGTAGCAACAGGATATTAAAAGCATGTCTAAATACATTTACTCTCCGTCACAGAATGCGTTTTACCCTGTGAAATTAAGTCGCGCCTACAAGTTAAGCGGAACATGGCCAACCGACGGAAAAGAAGTTGCCGATGAAATTTATATCGAATATGCCGCCAAAGTCTCACCCCCCGGAAAAATCCGCGAGGCCGGAGAAGACGGGATGCCCTCATGGGTAGACGCCCCGGTCCCAACGCCGGAAGAAGCTGCTTTTATGGCAGAGTCAAAAAAATCCACACTCATGAAATCAGCCAATAACATGATTGCGCCGCTTCAGGACGCCGCAGATTTAATCATAGCGACAGAATCGGAATTAAAGGCTCTTGCTGAATGGAAAAAATATCGTGTTTTATTGAGTCGGATTGATACAACAAAACCGCCTGAAATTGAATGGCCACCCTTACCGAATTTTATCAGCTGATACAGCCCGCCAAATGAGCGGGCTTTTTTATGGGAGTAACTTATGGATCTTCATGGCGTCCGCACACAAGAAACGGACAATCAGACGAAGGCTATCACGACGGTAAATATGAGCGTCATCGGTCTTGTCGGAACGGCACCTGATGCGCTGACAGGTACGGCGGCGACAGTGACAGTCGGCAGTACGATTCTCGATAATGCGCTGGTCTTTACTGCGGCTGAGGTTGGCGCAGGCGGGAACCAGCTGCAGGTACTGGCGGTGTCAGCAATACTTGATACTGAAACGCCGGTCGCGATCCCGTCGTCTGCAGCTTACGCTGACGAACGGCTAACAATCACGCTCGGAATTGATGATGCAGGAACAGTCACAGCAACAGCCTCTGATGTGGTGGCAGCAGTGGCAGCGGTCGCTACTTCTGGAATAACTGCTGCGTTATATTCCGGTATCACCGGCGCGGGTGTTGTCGACCCGTTCGGTGCGACGAAGCTGGCCAGTGGTGCTGATGAGCCATTTCCGCTTTATACCCCGGCCATTATTTCCGGGAGCCGAAGCAAGGCGAAGCAGCTTGGTTATAGCGGGACGCTTTACGCTGATATGGTTGATATTCTCGCGCAGATCGGCGCACTGGTTATTGTTATCCGTGTTGATGAGAACGACGACGAAGAGCAGCAGCGCGCCAATATCATCCAGGGTATCGAGGCGATGGCGCTCGCGCAGGGCACGTTGAATTATCAACCGCGTATTCTTATCGCGCCGGAATGGAGCACTGATGACGGCGTCGGTAAAGCGCTGGAAAGTACAGCTAACCAGCTCCGGGCAATCACTTATCTTGATATGCCGAGCATGGCCACTGGCGAAGACGCTGCGCGACGTGCGCAGATGTACGGGGCGCGGGTCGAAATTCTCCGACCGCGTATCATGGTGACAGATGACGTCACCGGCAAGATTAACGCCCGCCCATACTCAGCCGCCGCAGCTGGACACCGCATGCGCATCGATAATGCCTTCGGCTACTGGTGGTCAAAATCGAATAAAGAGGTTTATGGCTTCTCCGGGCTGGAGCAGGTCGATTCGTTCGTCACTGGCGATGAGACGTGCGTCGCTAACCAGCTCAATCAGGCCAACGTCAGCACGATCATCATGCTGGACTCTTATCGACACTGGGGAAACAGGCTCTGCTCCAGTGACCCGCAGTGGCGCTTTGAAGCTGTTCGCCGCACTGCCGACGCGATTGAAGACTCTATTCAGGTTATGGTCACGAAAAATTATGTCGACCGCCCAATCGATAAAGCCTTTTCGACATCACTAGTCGGTTCGGTGAATAGCTATATGCGCCAGCAGACAAAAGCGGGTGTTATCAACGGCGGTCGCTGCTGGCTTGATCCTGATTTAAATACTGCGGAAACACTGGCTGCAGGCAAAGTTTATCTGAACGTCGCATTCGGTCCGAAATCGCCGGCGGAAGAAATCATTATCACGTATTCCATCGATAACACTTACACCGTCCAGGCGTTGGGGCTTAGCGCTGCAGCCTGATAGGGAGACAACATGTCTGATTTAACCTACGTATACAGTAAATCCGCGTTATGGACGCAGGACAGCGTCCGGATCGCGGGCCTGAATGCTTTCACTGCGCCAGCCATCACAGCGACCATCGGCAACAAAAAAACGACCTGGATGGATATGGCCATACCGGTCGATAACGGTCTGGAGCCGATGTCCTGTGAATTTAAAACCGATGCTGATATCGATGTTCTCGGGCTGTTTGGCTTTATGCCTGGCAGAACTACCCGAGTGCAGGCGCGCCGAACGTACCGCGATAATAACGGGGGGCTGCATACGTTTGTCGACGAGCTCGAAGGGTTGATCGGCACAATTACGCCCGATGAGAGTGGCACCGACAGCAAAGAGGGCGTCGGGCTTTCGGTAACGATGAACCTGAGCTATTACAAACTGACGGTCGATGGGGCAGAGATTTACGAGATTGACCCTCAAAACATGATCCGTTCTGTTAACGGCACCAATGTCATGCAGGACGAGAAAGACGCCTTGCTGATGTAATTCGCCACTTCGTTCTAAAAACACTTCATAGCGCCGCGTAGGCGCTATTTTTCTATACAAGGATTATCACCCATGAATTACCCGGCAAATACGATTGTTATCACTCTGTCTCGTCCATTCAAACTCAACGGCGAAGAAGTCACCGAACTTACCCTGCGTGAACCACGTGTCGTCGATAAGCTCACTTACGAAAAAACGGCGGGCGGTCCACTGGTGAAAGAATCGACAATGATTGCAACGTTATGTGGTCTGAATGCCAGTGATATTCACAACCTTCCGGCGTATGACTACGAACAGTTAACGGATGCGGTGAATCGTTTTTTGCTCCCGCCCGAAGAACGCGAGAGTCAGAGTTCCTGAACGACCAGCCTTACATAACGAAATATTGTCACGTTACGCTGAGTGAGCAACTGGAATTACCGCTCAGCGTCTATAAGCGTTATCGCGAAATGGCGCTGAAAAGGAGTAAGGCCTGATGGCTAAAACGCAGCAGTTTAACGCCTCGGTTAATTTTGGGGCGACTGTCGATGGTTCCGTCGGTAAAACGCTTAACCGGCTGACGGGTGGCATCGAAGATATCGGCAGCGTATCCCTGAAAACGATGGGCATCCAGACAAAGTGGATGCGTGACCTGCAGTCTGGTTCTGCCAGTACAGCCAGCAAGATGAAAACGATGGAGCAGGCGACGTCCGCCTTGCTGAAAAAGCAGGAGGCACTCGAAAAAGAGATTAGGGAAAGCACCAAAAGCGGCAAGGGTGGGACAGCTGCGCTCGTTGAGGACTATAAAAAAGTTGGTGTGGCCATCAAGCGCGCCACTGATGAAATGGAGCAACTCAGCAAAGAGCAGGCCAAAGAGCAGAAGCGGGCAGAGCGTGGCGCTCGCTTCCGTTCTGGTATGTCATCTATCGGGCATGGCTTAGGCAAAGGGGCCGGGGGCATTGGTCGCAGTATGATGACCGCGACCCGATGGGCCGGAGCAGGTCTTTTGGGTGGGGCGGCGGCTGCAATTGCCAGCCCTATTGCGCTTAATTCTGAGACGGCAGAAAGCGCGGGTCTGGCTAAATCATATGGGATGAGTATCAAACAGTTTCAGGGCATGGGGATAATCGCCAGGCAGGCAGGTCTGAACGCGGAGAACGGGGGCGACCTGGCTGAAGAGTTTGTGAATAAGCTCAAAGAACAGGGGAACGAAAAAACCCTGAATCCTATGTTAAGGCAGATAGGGCTATCTAAAAGTTTTCTTAACGGCAAAAGCCGGGAGGACGCGTTTAACGAAGTGATGTCCAGGCTGTCCCGGATGAAAGACACCGGCGCAGCGGCATCGCTCGCAGATCAGCTTATGGGCGGCGAGGCGAATAAGTTTCTCACCTATATACACTCGACCGGGAAGTCGTTCGAGCAGGCGATGGCCAACGCACAGCGCTATAACCTGCTGACGCAGGAAGGCGCAGACGGTGCAATGAAAGCGAACACGGCTGTCGGTAATCTCTGGGGCGTTGCTGTTTCAGGTATGGAAGATACTATCGGGAAAATAACCGGCCAACTGGCTCCGACTGTAGATGATGCAGCGTTACAACTGGCTGACTGGTTAAAAGGGATGCAACCGAAAATCACTGATGCGGTTACTGACTGGCTCAAGCCAGACGGAAGCAATAAAACAGGGCCGCAGCGGCTCTGGGATAGTGTGGTTAAGTTCGGTAATGGCGTGGAAACGGTAGCAGATGAAGTTTTAGCTGTAGCGGCTAAGTTGAAATGGCTCCTCCCAGAGAGTAGAAGTCCTGCTGAAATGGAAAATGTAGATCAGGCCAGACGTAGAGGTGTGGAACTGGCTGCGCAGGAAGCAGATAGCCAGGGGCTGGGATATTGGGATAGCAGTCGTCTTGCCAATCAACGTGCGGATGAGGCTGAGCAGGCATGGAAAGATGCTCACAGTATTGCAAATGTTCCTGACTATGTTGGTTTTGATGATAGTACTTTTGGAGGCTCGATTCCTGAACTACCTGGAGCGGGGTCTCCAGCAAACAAGGTCAGTCAGACAAGTAATAATCAGTTTTATTTCAATATCACGATGGAGCCGGGAACACCTGAAGAGCAGGCTCAGTCACTGCATGACCAGTTTAAAACTTTGATTGGTAATACACCGTCATTTTCACCGACTTTTGATGTTCCCAATTAATAGAGAGTTTAATTAAAGTTTATTTTTCTCATTCTTTATAGATTCTTCTAATAAGTTCATCCCATATGAGCGATTCTTTGAAGTGTGCGGAACAGAGCACATTAATATAGAGGAAAGAAGTGGGGTGAATAAAATAGAACAAACAAACCATCCTAACCATAACCTTCCCGTTTGATAGGCTACGCTAGCCACAGCAAGCGACCCACCAACCCATAGCCAAATAAAAATTAAATAATCAGATATGAAATAAAACATAGTTATTTTAACTCCTTAGATAATAGAGGGTTTATGCAATATACAACCAAAAACGGAGAGAAACTCGACGTTATTTGTTTCAAAAAATATGGTTTCGTGAATAACGCCGTTGAACAGGCTCTTTACGAGCCAGCGAACTATGACCTCACGACGAGCGAAGTCTTTTCAGCAGGAACTGAAATTGACCTTCCAGTCATCAAACCGGATGAGAAAAAACAAGAATATTCATTGTGGGAATGATTCATGACTCAATATATCAAATCTGGCTCAATGCCGTGGCAACCGAATTTTTCCCTCACGGTTGAAGGGGAAGATATAACGGAAATTGTAAGAGCTAACCTCATAAATCTCACACTTACCGACTATGGCGGCAGTGAGAAGAAGAGCGATCAGATTTCGTTTGCCGTTGTCTCTCCGGATATGAAACTGCCAGCGAAGGGCGTGAAAATATCAATCGGGCTGGGGTTTGGGCTGGAACTGACAGACAAGGGGACGTATATAGTCGACTCTACGACGTCCGGGTTTTCAACCTCGTCGCCGCGAATTATTGAAGTTACCGCTCGGGCATTTTCGAAGAGTAACGAGAGGGGCCATAGTACGCTGCAGTCGCAAAAAACGCGTTCGTTCTCCGGCGTAACTCTCGGAGACCTGGTAAACAAAGTCGCAACCGAACACGCTCTCACGCCGCGAGTTCCTGCGAGTCTGGCCAGCATTCAGATCCCCCATGTTGATCAGCTAGGTGAATCCGACATGAACCTGCTGACAAGGCTGGCGGACCGATATAGTGCAGTGAGTAAAGTCTCCCACGGCTACTGGATTTTGACGCCCCGGGAAGGGACGACAACAGTCAACGGAAACGAACTGCAGAAGCTGGTCATCACGCCGGATATGGTTTCGACAGCAAGCTATCACAACAATAGCGATCATCCTGACGCATCGAGCGCCAACAGTGGGACCAATGTTATTTCTTATGTTGATGTTACCGACGGTGGGAAGATAAAGACCATTACGGTAGGGAGTGGAGAGCCGGTTACACATAACGAGTTTCCTATGCCATCTCTGGCCTCAGCGCAGGAAGTTGCAGGTAGTACGACGACCAAAAACAAAAAGAAGCTCAAAGGGATGAGTATAAGCCTACCTGCTGCGCCTGAATTAATGGGGTTAACGGCGCAATGCCTGATAGAAACATCTGGGTTCGGCTCAGTAGAGGACCAGCAATGGCATATCAGTAAGCTCGACATGACCCTCGCTGAGCAGGGTTTTACATTTAAGCTGGAGCTCGAGTGATGGCGACGATATCAGGAATTTTTAATGACCCCTTTAGTCAGCCGCTGGCTAATGTGGTTCTTCAACTGACGGCAAGAACGACAACATCAGTAACTTTCACCGGGACGAACGCCGCAGCAGTTACAGCTGCAGACGGTAGCTATTCGATGGTTGTACTACCGGGTGTATACGCAGTAACTGCCAAAATCAAAGGAGCCCCCGACTATCTTGGAGTTATTCAGGTTTACGCAGACAGCCCGGATGCATCCCTAAATCAATACCTGGCAGCGTTTAACCCTGATGATGTGACGCCGGTTGTCCTGGCAGAGATGCAGGCAATATTACTGGCAACGTTGGCAGCAGCAAAAGCCGCAGAAGAATCGGCAGAAAAAGCGGCAAGCTACGCGCTGAGATTTCTCGGGCCATATGATGCTGCAACGGCTTACGAGAAAAACGACGTCGTCTTCTGGGATGGAAGCCAATATAAGGCATTAGTAGGTACTCAGGGGACACCGCCGTCCGGTGCGCCGTGGGAACTATATGTCGAGAAAGGGGAAGATGGAGAGCCGGGACCCGCAAATATTCTGAATATAGGGACGATAACCACTCTGCCAGCCGGCAGCGCTGCAACGGCTGAAATTATTGGCGACTCTCCAGAACAATCGTTAAATCTCGGTATTCCGCAGGGGCAGGAAGGGGACGTCATTCCTGATTTCGAGGCGCCCGGTTTTATTGGTTTTTTTGTTGTACAAACGGGCGCTTCATCGGTTTATTTTCGTCCTGGTGATGAAGTCGCAGCTAGTGAAATTGCGTATAGTGCCGTCAGTGACCCAGCTTTTTACATGCTCCAGGCTAATGTAAACCCTGCCGGTGGAACGTGGCGATGCCTGGGATATGCAGCCAGCCAAGGACAGTCTGGAGGTAAGGCGGTGATGCCGTTTCAGCGTTGTGATGTGATTTCACTAGCGCTTCTTTCACTGAAAGAGGCCGCGGTTATTGAGATTGAAAACTGCCAATTCTCAGCACCCGATAAAGTGATGATTGACTGCGAGATAGTTTTCAATGGGAAAAGACATCCGTTCACAGCCAGCCAGCATGATGTAACAACATACGGCCCGATCATTTATCAGAATGCAGTGAATGGGCTGTACGGGGAAGTGGCTGCTTATTCTGCGCCTGCGGCATAG